ATACGGCTGTGCTAATTTTCCTTTCGTTGTCAGGGGCGATTAGCTCAGTTGGGAGAGCGCCTGCCTTACAAGCAGGATGTCGGCGGTTCGAGCCCGTCATCGCCCATAGTTTTACTTCTTTTCCTGTCTGTAATTACTTCAATCTGTCATGTTTAGCCTGTTTTTCTAAGGTGACAGAAAGGTGACACTTTGAGCACGAATTGCTACACCGGAGGAATTACATGTACCCCAAATTATATGAAAGGTACGGCGTCTTTTACTTCAAATTCACAGATCCCAGAACAAAAAAACGGAAACAAGTATCAACTGGATTAAGTAAACCGAGAAAAGCTCGTGCCTGGATGATCAACTATATTGATCGCGTGGTGAATGGGTCCGATGTCCCGTACCGGATCTATGCCCAACCCTTCACAGATTATCGAACCTCGCCCAGGGTCAAACGGCTGCTCTCAGAAGGGAAGAGCATCGGCAAGAGGCACGTCAGTCAGCAAGCCAGCCTTCTCAAGGCTCATGTGTTCACCGATCAGATCGCTGATATGCCTATCGGTTTTATAACTTCAGGGGATGTGATAGATTTCCGCAGCAGGATCTATACTCGTCTCGCCGGTCACCCGAATACTGCTGATAAGGTATTCAGCACGTTCAAGGTGATACTCTCTGAGGCAAAGCTCAGAATGGATATACCCGCAAATCCTGCAGCAGGCATCGGCGGCATAAATTTTGAAGAAGAGAAGACAGAGATCATGACACGCCAGAAGATCACAGAGGTCTTCAACGATCCAGGGCGCTTCCCATCAACTTTAGCGTATCAAGTGTTCAGGTTCGCTGCATTCACAGGGATGAGATCCTCGGAGATCCTGGCAGCTCAATGGGAGCAGCTCGAGAACGGGGTGCTGACTATTGATCGCGCCTGGAAGACCCCGCACGAGATCGGACTACCGAAATCTGGGAAGATACGGAAGATCCCTCTCGCGAAATCTGTGACAGATAATCTGCCTGAGAAATCTCGTAAGTATATCTTTTGTCAGAAAGGTGGAAAGAGGCTGGGGAAGACCTGGTGGTTAAAAAACTGGAGAAAGATCCGCTACGATGACAAGCATACCATGCTCGATACACCGTACCGACCTCACTCTCTCAGACATGCAGTGAACACGCATTTGATCACTGCGGGTGCTCCGCTTCAATACATTCAGATGTATCTCGGGTGGAGTATCACAGGACTGACGCGGGTGCAGATAGGCTACACCCACGCCGAGCACCTTGATTTGAAGACCATCTCAACAATGATTGATCAGTTGTATCTACCGGAGATCAATGAGATCCCGTTCAAGAAGACTGAAAGCTCCTGATCGTCTCCCTGGCTTCTTCACGTTTAGCGTGTGCACCGGGGTACAGGTTGTCCAGGTCTACGCCGAGCTCCATGGCTTTGATAACCTGGTAATCAGTGGAGTCGAGAAATGCTTGAGCTGCTGCAGCATCTTTTGAAAGCTGCTCTCTCTGGTTTTCTGCATCAGTCTTCCCAAGGAAGAGCGCACCGTCGATCATGCGCGCCAAGCCCTCAGCATCTTGCCATTCCTGCTCTGTGAGCTCTGTGAGAGGGTTTCCAAGACCGAGAGTCTCTTCAGCGAACTGTTTGTCTGTGTGCGGCTCTATGCCGGTTTGTGTTTGATATAAATAGATCATGTTGTGCCTCCATATAATTCTTTATAAAGTCTATCGGTTTTCTGCGGGTCTCCATTGAGAGCCTTCCAGAAACCGCGCCATGTCTTGTATGCGGTTTCGGACGTCTCTCGTGTGAAGCCATTTTTCTTGAACTTCCTGAGTTTTCTCATCATCCTGGTCATGCTGCTCTTATCGGGCCGCATGTAGATCCTGCCGGTGTTGCTCATTCGGTACTTGCATTTCAGGAATGTGAACCCCCTTGATAGCTTCACCACCTGTGTCTTGTTCATGTTGAGCTGCAGTCCATACTCGCTGTACTTCTCACGCAGCTGCTGCAGCTTCTGCTTTGCCTCGGCTTTGGTTTGCACGATGAAGTAGCTGTCATCCATATAACGGCCGTACGCCTTTAGTCTGAGCGACTCTTTCGCATAATGGTCGACACCGTTGAGATAAAAGATCGCACCGATCTGAGAAACCTGAGACCCGAGGCCGAGGCCATTATCACCGAATTCATTGATATATTTTCGCGTAAAGTCAAGCACCCCTTCATCCAGTGTTTTCTCGCCGATCATCCGGTACATGATGTCGTGCTTTATATTGTCAAAGTATTTCCTGCAGTCGATGAGTACCACATACCCGCGATTACCATGTTTCCTGTAATGCCTCATCAGATGGACTTTGAGGCGCCTCCGCGCGAAAGCTGTGCCTTTACCTTTCAGGCTTGCGCCGTTGTCGTAGATCAAGCCCTTTGACAGGATAGGGACGAGAGCGTTGTCACACAGGGATTTCTGCACCACACGTTCTGAGATATGAACAGACTTGATATGCCTATGTTTCCCGCGTTCATGGATGTCAAACTCGTAGAATCCTTTGGTCACAATCTTTCCTGATTCAAGCTGCTGTATGGCTTTGTTGATGTTCCTGATCAGGTGTCTCTCGTAGCGCTGAATAGATCCTTTCCATGATACGCCTTTCCGACAGTCATAATACGCTAACAGTAGTGAGTAGGGATCAATGACTTTCGAAAAGTAGCCATGCTGATAGTCTGACCTGCTCTTCTGGCAGCAGACGTCATGGCTGTATTTTGGGCTTTCGCCACAGGTCTCTGTCTCCTTTTCCGCCGAGCTATGGTCACAAAAGTATTGCTGTTTGCTCGACTGAGAATCCGGGGCAACCCCATTAGAGTTATACGAGTTGTTGTTGTTGAGATTGCCATTGTTGTTGACATTGGTGAAGTTGCTGGACGAACCGGCAGACAAATTGACAGACAGAAACCTTGCTAACATTATTTTTTACCTTTCACGTTTTTGAGCACTTTTGAGTTTGACTGCTTCCATCTTCGAAGGAGCTTTATCTCGTGATCGATAGTGTCTGAGAACACGATCACCTGCTTGATCTTCTTCGGGTAGAGATCGACCAGGTATTCCAGCTCGTTCTCAATCAAGGAAGCGTAACCAATAGCGTCATTTTGCAGTAAGCGTCTTTTAAGTACCTCCTCTTCGGTCGTGGGGTATATTTCGTTGGCTCGGGTGATCGACTCCATCAACTTGCCGAGCACCTCAAGGATGCGGGTCTGGATGTAGTATTCAAGGCCGCGTGAATAGCAGAACTTGCTCTCATCTGAGAACATCTGCTCAAGCATCTTTGTGATATCTCGGCGAAGGTCTCTTGCGGTCTTGTAGAACTGCATGGATGAGACCTTTCGCTTTGATACAATCACAGACATAAACTTCTCCTTACGCCTCCCTTGCGGGAGGCTTGAGTATCGGATATCAGATAAGAAAAGCCGGGGCAACCCCATGAGAGTAATGCGAGTAGTTGCTGCGGAGAAGGCCACTGCCGTAGACAAAGGTGAAGTAGCTGGACGAACCGGCAGACGGTTCAGCTAACCACCACGCATCTCTTACAGCTCCATTGTATCCCTTCCTCCGCTTGTTGGGATTCAAAGCATATAGCGGGAAGTGGTGCTGTGTTCCGACACCTCTATCTGACAAAGCAAACCCAGGCGAGCCAAAGATGTTCATTCCAGTTGGCAGAAAGAGTCTTTCAGCACCACACCATTCAGAAGTACTAGTAGTTGCAATGTATCTGTCCACTTGATAGGGCGTCGCTGTACCGAACTGGGAGGCGATAGCTGTGTACCATTCAGCAAGACCGTAGACAACAAGGTCTGACCCTGTATACCCCTGCGAAGTCTGGTAATACGGAGACACATTCAGCTTGTGCATAGGGGCCTTGAGTGGCACTTGTTTGAACATCATCGTCACATGATGAGCTGACGGATAGGCTGCGTTGCCGACATATCGATAGTCATCAAACCCGACAATCTCGACTCGGGTATTCTCATAGCTCAGATTCTTCGTGACTGTAACCGTGGTATCCCATGCCCCGGTTGCCGAGTCGTAAGCCGCTCCATTGTACCAGTTGTTCACTGTGAAACTGTCGAGGTCGATATAGTCTCCTAGTCTAAGATGAGAGAAGTCACCGCCAAGGATAGACGCCCTGAGAGCTTCGAAGGTAGCGGCTACGGTCGCTGTACCGAACACGTCCATCAAGTCACGTGGAGCGTATCCCATAATCTCAGCCATCGTTTGGTCGAGGCCTTCGTTGACAGCCTGCTGAGTAGGGAAGTAGGTGTCGCTGTCCTCGGAGAGTGTAGTCTTTTTGTTGGCCGCATTCTCCTTGACGGCAATCTGATCGAGTTCAGCATAGAGCGCATCGATCTCAGTTGTACGAGCACCTAGGGCTCCTACCTCAGTGTCTTTGTCTGCGACCTTATTCACATTGGTGATATTGTCGGCAACTGTACCGACCTTAATCGCATTGTCAGCCACGGTCGATACCTTTGCTGCAATACCTGCGACCGTTCCGATATCATCATCACCGGTGAGATCAGTTGAAACCGCGATGAACCCTGCATCGTTAAGGACTGCATCCCTGGCAGCCTCGGTCTCGGCAAGCACGTCAGTGATCTTCCCTAGGTCGTTGAGCAGCTGCCATGAGCTGTCATAGTACAGCCATATGGTGAGTTTCTCATAGACGAAGATACCCCACATTGACTGTGGAACAGTAAACGTCCAGACATCTGTCTCCCATTCAGCGATCCTGCCGTCCTGTCCTGCCCAGTCCCCCGTAGCAGAAGCCCCAACAATATACCGGTCACCGTTGGTAGGTGAAACCGGAGGCGTGCTGAGGATATCAAGCGCCTGCTCCTGCCAGATCACCCCGGAAGCTACGCTGTCTATCCTGGTACGCAGCGCGTTTATGCCCAAGGTCTCTTTCACGTTATCCGTGCGGATCTTCTTATTCGCCCCATCATCTACCAGGAACTTGTCACTGTCATTCAAAGAAAGCAGCTCATACCTGGCATCACTAATTTTTGCCATGCCTATCCTCCACGCTTAGTCGTATACACGTTCTTTTATCTTCACAGTGCTCGATGCAATAATATTCTCCGCATCACCGTGAGCCCACTTGATCTCCCAGAAGTACGTGCCGGGATCCACATCGGTATCCTCTTTTGGGATGTTAAACTCTGCGATCCCGAGAGAACCTTCGGAAGACACACCGCCGACCGCCGTGATCACCGCGGCGCTGTCAGCATCGGACTTGTTGGCCTTGAATATGCAGGTCACAGAGTCTTCTGATATGTCCTGAACTGCTCCATCAACGCTGATCTCTACATCGAAAGCCTTGTTTTCTTTTACATAAAACGGCAGCATAATTCACCTCTTCCCGGTCAAGTAGAGTTCGTTGCCCTGGGAGTCAAACACGGTGATCTTGACCTCATCACCGGCTTCATTGTAGAGCGAGAAGAACAGATCATCGGATACGCGTTCAGTAATCCGACAGGAGATCGGTCTCTCTAGCAACGATCCACAGATCTGCTCTTCCGTTACCCGGGCATCGATGCGCTGCTCTATCAACCTCGTCTCGATCATATCTTCTCCTATAGCAGTAAACCGACCGCAGCCAGTGCAGCCGATACGACCAACCCACCGAACAGCAGTTTATTCATCGCCTTTGATCTCTCTAAGTCTCGATCCATACTTTTCAATGTATTCTCTAAGGCGTTGATTCGTCTCTCCGAGTTCTGCGATATCTTCTCCGCCTTGTTCAAGCTCTTGTCGAAGGAGTCTGACAGCTCGTTCTGCTTCTGCGAGATGAGTTTCAAGCTCTTCGAGTTCTCGTTGATTTTCTGTATCGAGCTCTCGATAGGCGTCAGCCTGTCCTCGAAGTTCTCGAACCGTTTCTCTAAGTTCGTCGTTATCTGCTCGTAGCTTTGCAATATCGAGATCAGTTCCGCCTCGGCGTCCTCTGCCGACAAAGAAACCGACGATAAACAAAGCAGCAGAAGCAATGACACCCCACCAATCCTTAAGCCATTTCCCAATTTTCTCATACCACATCACCGTATCGCCTCGTTCTGCATGTAGGCATGCAGTTCCTGCTCGACAGCATGAAGCTCCCCATTCACCACGCCCGTGCGCACGCACTTGATCAGCGCGAAGATCGCACGGAACTGGATCTTGTTCTCCTTCTGCCTATGCTCTCCCTGGCTCTTGATCACCTTCACGTCCTGGTAGGTTCTCCAGATCAAGACGAGAAGGGTCCCAAGTGCACCGACTATAGTAGTGATTCCTGCAATCACCAATGCTGTCATGACCTGCCCCCAGTCCATGTGCCACACCTCATTTCTTGATTACGAAGAGCCTGAGCACTGCCCAGAATCCGCTCTTGATATCGTCCCAGGCTTCATTCTCCCCATATAGCTGAAAAGCCATGATGAAGGCAGAGAGAAGCAGATAGACAGCCACCTGTGGCCAGAAGCCCGCGATCGCGATCGCCTGGAGGGCGATGTATCCGCCTCCCAAGGAGAGGACCCCTGCAGGGATCTTGTACAAGTTCTTGTTCTCTGGTTTCCATACTGCTTTTACAACATGGTGCATGACCGTAGCGATGATCACCGCGATCCCGCTTGATCCGAAAAGTAATGTCATTATCGTTTGTTCCATCTACAACCTCCAGTTGTGTCTATTTTGACAGGAGCATCCTGCCGTAAGAAATAATCTTAAGATTGCCTTTGCCGTATGTCCTGATCATCACGTGCCCGTCTACAGAGTAGGCGTCCAAGAATTCAACGTCATCCCCAACAAAACGACGAAAGATCGCTACGTGTGAGACGACCCCGCCTTCTCCCATAAATATCAGGTCTCCGGCCTTTGGTGCGCTTACCTCTACCGTGTATTTACTGTGCATGTCATGAGAAGTGGAGTCCTCAAATAACAACCTGTACCCACTACCATTGCACGCCTCTTTATACACGTTTACTACAAGGCCAGAGCAGTCAACGGTACCATCCTCCTCATACCAGAAACTCTGACCTCCCCACTCATAGGGCATACCTAAATACTTCTCCGCAATAGCCGGTACGTTATTCAGTATTGGGTCAGGCACGATGACCTCTTCCTTAACGTGTCTGCACGATACTGCCAACAATAGGATTCCAAATATAAGGATCAAAAACTTACTCATATAGCGTCTCCGTTGAAAATAGATAAAACTGGGTTGCATGAGGATCAAGTAACTGATCATTATTGTTGTCGATAAAGTATAGATCCACATACTCTAGTGTGGCATAACCACCGGATAATGGAAGCCTCCCATCGACATAATTTCTTAGCCAGTTTGGATTACAGAATAGCGGATGGTTAAAGCCAGATGAAAAGGTGTTTGCTGAATTTGCGACTACAAATACATCAATATAGGAATACCCGTCAGCAGCCAAATTGGCTTTCACTTTTGGGGGATTCGCCAGCTCCACGTGGTAATTACCTTCAGCAGTTCGTGTAACACTGGAAATGTTCTTTGTTGAAAGGACAACCAGGCTAGTATTATAGCTGAAAGTACCAGCAGCCAAAGGCTGGAAAGGGACATTATTTACGGTTATTTTTCCACTAAAACTACCACCAACAGCCTCTATGGAACCGTCCGTATTTATAACCGTCTTATCGCTAGGCGTATGGATCTTCCCATCAGTAGGATCGTACCAGAAGTGTTCTCCAAAATAGATAATACCTGTACTTGGATTTACCTTGAACAGCTGATTACCATTATAAGTGACCTGTAACCCGTCAGTGGCGTTGATCTTTGTCTCGAAGTCGCCGTCCAGGACTTTCAGGTTTTCAGCCACCAGGTTCTCAATAATCGCCCAGGCAGCATCCACCATCTCGCCCTCAGCCTTTGCCAGAGCAAGTGCATCTTTGAGCGCAGCCCCTACAGCATCGGATGCAGTTGTTGCAGACCACGCCTCAGTGGTCTTGTCGTACATGTAGATGTTGCCTTTTGTCCTGGTACCCGTATTTGTACCGGTGAACAGGTAAAAATCTTTATCCTTCGGGTCTGCGGGATCGGAGGTATCAGTTCCCAGGTATCTCGGAGCCGCTTTACCTTCAGGCCCCGGTATTGCGGGCTTACTTGGCACGGTCACTACCGGAGCAGATCCTGTCGGGGTGAAGACCTCCTTCGAGGTGCACATGATCGAAGTAATCATGCCCTGAAGAGTCCTGCCTCGGTTCTGGTGCTGGTAGTTGTCAACTCTGCATCGGACTGCTGCCTCGCCCGGCATCTGTACCTGAACGATCGCCCCTCTCTGGATCCAGGGGAGGAAAGCCGTGGAGAAACTGAAACGGCGGACACGATTCTTGCCGTTCTCAACCATGTCATACAGCGTGGTATACACCTGATCACTACCGGTTGCATACTTTCCATCAATCGACTTGTCCACATAGTCAATATCCTGGGTGACTGCTGAGTCTGTATACTCGACGACCTCTTTGGACTTGTCCCGGTACGGGATTCCGGTGACCCGCAGCCGTTTGATCGTGCAGGCTGTCGCCCCGGTATTCTGGAGGATGATCTCGGAACTGTCGGGGTTCTGTTTCGTGGCAGAGGTAGATCCGTTAAAGGACACCAGAGACAGCGTACCGCCAGAGTAAAGGATATCTACATCACCGGAAGTACCGAGGGTTGGGGTGTCCACATCAATAGCATACGGGTAGTCCTCGCCGGTATCAGGATCCTTGTACTCTAGCCTGGCAACATCAGCAGCGTTCGGTCCTGGCCAGTACGCACCAGCCGCGATCTCGATGCTGATCTCATCAAGTGTCTGATTATAGTTCTCCGTATTCTTGTAGATCGTACGGTTTGTGAGCTCCTCATAATCCGTGAATTCGCACTTGGCCCGGTTGCACCTAACCGGTAGATACACCTCCTCAACAGGGCCTTTTATCCAGGATCCGTTGTCAGGTACTGCCTGATCAGGATCTCCCTGGAAGGTCCACTCAGGATCCTGCGTCTGAGAGGGGAGCGTGAGGTACTGAGGATTCCCGTCGCTGTCGATAACGGTCACAAACTGCTCAACATCAAAGCTGTCGAACAACGTGAGATTCTTGTCACTGTCAAATTGAGAGACGAAGCGCAGCTGCCCGAGATGGTTGAAGTACATATCCGCGCCGAACGTGCTCTTGAGTTTCTGAAGCTCTTCCCAGACTGTCAGCTCTCCAACTGAGACGATATCCTTGGTCAGATCAATCGGGAAGGCTTCAAGCTCAACACCCATTGCATCAGTGAGATAGTGGAGAATAGAGGCGCTCTCGTTGTCCGGATCAGAGATCTTGAATCCAGAGAGCAGGGCAGGGGTGAGCTTGCGCTTTGTCCCTTTTCGCTGCGTGGCATCAACCATGTCAACAGAGACATAGTCATCGTGCACGTACCCGCGATGGCGATAGAACCCTGCGTCTGAAATGTATCCAGTGAACATCGTATACCAGTAACTGTTATCCGTGCTCACCTGGACCACACACGACTCGTTCGCCAGATACCCGACAGTGATCGAGTCACGGTTCTTGAGTTTCATGTGCCATTTCTGATAGTCAGAGTCTGCAGTGCAGCTTATCTGTATCGGGAAGAAGGTATATGCTGATCCGTCAGGATCCACGACCACACGCAGGTACCGGGATGGATTGCCCTCGTCCTTGAATATGTCCCTGTCTGCGTGCCTGGCCGGTACGAAATATGCCATACTATGATGCCTCCACTATCTTCACGGTTCCGCCGATGCCGGTGTACTCCTGGATCGCGCGGACAACAAACCCGCCGACCTGCTCCATGCCGCCCTCGCCGATAACCGGGGCATTGTAATGCTGGTGAATATTTATAGTCATCTGCTGTACGCTTGTATTACTCCCGGTCGTGCCTCCAGAATAGGAGGACGTAGACGACTCACCCGATCTCATGAGATCTTTATAGTCGATGCCTGAGAGTGTGCCCTGGTCTTCCTGGCGGAGCGAGAGCCGCCCGATCCGGATACCGGGGATCTTGTTGATCAGGTTGATGATCCCGTTCACGATCGAGATCAATGTATTGGCTACACCGTTGAAAGCCCGAATGAAGAAGTTGGCCACCGGTACGATCGCTTTGTTATAGAACCAGACAAAGCCCTTGGCCAGCAGCTCTACTACAGCGCCCAGGGTTTCGAAGATTGGCAGCAGGATCTTGCCGATCGTCTGGCCGAGGATCCTCAGGACTCCGATGAGCGGCTGCAGGATTGAGTCGATCGCAGGGCCGAGCACGTCCATCACACCTTTGATAATTGTCCCACCCCAGTCAGCTAGTGCAGCAAAAGACGATAAGGACTCAATTGCACTGATCATCCCATCTTTGAAAAAGCTCAAGCCGTCTTTGATCGACTTCCAGATACCTCCGGAGGCTTCAGAGCCGCCCCCGTCATCGTCTGCATCTTCTCCGTTACCGCCTTTCCCCATAATATCATTTACGGCTGCATCAACGTCGATTGTGCTGTCTGATCTGAGTTTCTCCATAAGGGTATGCCAGGCTGAGGTGAGCCTTCCCACGTACGAATTATCTTCGATACCCGCAACCATGCCTTCGAGCATCATGTTACCAATATACTCGGTCTCGGTGGACTTCGAGTGAACACCGAGCATATTTTTCGTACCCTCAAGAACGTCCTTACCGAGCTGCATACCTACAGAAGAGCCGTCCTTAATGCCTGACCGCAGCCCGGCTAACAGATCGAGCCCGATACGCTCAAACACCTTCGAAGGAGAGTGGGTCTCAAAGCCATCACGGGTGCCTTCTTCTCCTTCCTCTGCCCATTTGAAAAAGAAGTCCCACGCCTTACCCATGCCAGTTTTGATACCATCCCTGATGGCTTGGCCAATCTCTATTGCTTTCCCTCCGGCTTGTCCAACAATGGTTTGGGCTTTGCTTGCATCCATTTTCCCGGAGAGGATCTTTGAGAGTTCGGGTACTCCATCCTTGATATCCTGAACGACCTTCTTTCCAGCCTCCACAGCTTTAGAGCCGATTTGGAAATTCAAGGCTAGGGTGGCAACATAGACCCCGGTAGTCGGTCCAGCAACGAATGAAGTAAGTAGTCCTGCAGCAACAGCTCCGGCCATATCCACTGCAAGTTTTCTAATATCCCCTGATTCCTGGGCTTTTTTGACCGCCAGATATACGGACAACGTACCCAGAGCTGCACCGGAAACAATCTTTCCTGAAGGAGTAAACCCAAAGCCCCCTTGAATGGATGAGAGGATCCCCTTTATTGCACCACCGGCAATCGATAAACTGATTGCTATGCCGATTCCTTTTTGAAGAACATCTGCCCCAACACCCCAAAAGTCTGACCAGTCTCCTGTTTGCATACCTTTCTTAACTGCCTGAAATGTCTCCCCGATTGCTTGAACCGTCAAATCAATGGTTGTGTTGATTGCTTTGAGGATCCCGAACTCATCCAGGATCTCTATCAGCTTTGCTTTCGCCTCTTCGAACTTTTCCTTGATGATATCCGCGGTGATACCGATGACATCTCCGACAAACCCAAAGACCGCTCCTACTTTGGGGATCATATTCACAGACCAGGCAACGAACCTGACAAATGCTTTGACCATGCCATTGAATGGTCCACCTTCTTTGACCACATCAGTAATCCATCCGCCGAGATTCTCAAAAGCATCTTTGAGATCATCAAACGCATCAGAGTCCCTGAACCTCTGGATACCTCCGATGAGATCCTGGGTGATAGTTTTTGCTGCAGGCAACATGCTCTGCCCAATTTCGTCCATAGCCAGGGCAATATTGTCTTTATATGTTGAAACAAGACCACTGAAAGTCCCTGCCTGCTTTTCAAGCATCCCAGCAAACTGTCCTGTACCCGTAGTCATCGCCTGAAGCGCTTGATCAACCTCGCCGAATCCAACTTTTCCGGCTGTTATCATCTTGAACAGCTCATCTGTAGAGACCTCAAGATTATCAGAGAGTCCCTCGAGGATCGGGATCCCTGCCTCGGTCATCATGTTGAGCTCTTCTAGAGATGCTTTTCCTTTTGCCCTGATCTTGCCGTAGGCTCTCACCACGGACTCAAGCTTGTCTGCCTGACCCTGGGAGACGTTACCGAGCATCTCCATCTTCTGCTGGACATCCTCAGCGGCGATACCGAAGGCCATAAGGTTCTGCGCTCCCTTGGTGATCGTCTCAAACTGCAGGGGAGTGGAAGCTGAAAAATCCCGCAGATCTGAGAGGACCTGGCGCGCCTTCTCCGCATTGCCGATAAGCACGTTGAATGAGGTATCAATCTGCTCCATCTTGGCCGCTTCCTGCAGGGATCCCTTGGCAACCTTCACCGCACTGGTGATACCGGCGACAGCGGCTGCAATAGAGGCGATCACACCGGTCTTGATTACCTTCGATACCCTCTCGGAGGTCTGGCCGAGCGTAGTAAGGGATCGGCCGGCCTGTTGTGCCTCCTTGGAGACAAACTCTTTTCCGTCGATAATTACACTTACTTTGTTTTGGGCCATTTATCCTCCATCTCCCTGTTCCTCAGCTCGTTCCACTTACCCTTGATCACATCAAATATGTCCATGTCACGGCTTGGCTGGTCTATCAGACCCCCGGGATACTTGAGCCGGGCATAGGCACCATGTGAGTCCATGAGCCGGATGCAGTCCTGCACCCATGGACCCCAGGTCTCTACGATTTCTGCGGGCTCTCTTCCGTCGGGGAGGGTGTCTCCCCAGTCGAAGCTGGTTCCGTGGTAGACCCACTCGGTCGCATCTTTGATTTCTTGGATGACTTCCCCGCTAAAGGGCGGTTGTGTTCCTCCACGATCCTCAGGATCTCCTCAGTGATTTCCGGATAGGCGAGTATGTCATCCACGAAGGCCTTTACGTCGTGGGACTCAGCCGCATCACAGAAGTTGTGCGAGTCAATCCCCTCTCTCAGGCGGACTTTGATGTAGTTGGCAGAGGGAACATACTGGCTGTCCATCATAGCGGCGAGCTCATCATCGGTGAGCTTGTCCATGATCTCGCCCATCAGTTGTGTCTCATCTTTACCGTCGGCCTCGATGTCGAGTTTTTTGATCACGCTGGCCATGGCCTTCTTGTCGATCCCCTGCTGAAGCTTGCGCTGCTCCTCGTTGATCGCATCCTTGCCAGCCACGCTGTATTTCTTCGGTTTGATCCAGTAGCCGGGGAAGGTCTTCAGCTCGACCTTATCCCCGACAACCGTTCTTTTTGCTTCATCTTTCCAGCCCATTATCTACCCCCTAGTATGCTGCTGAGTCGTCAGTTACCATGTACACTGTCACCATGTCATCGTAACTGTTCTTGTCGATAGCCTCGAAGGAGAGAGACTGCTCGATGGCAACCCCGCCTTCGGCCTTGCTTTCTTCGGTATACACGACCGAGGGCATGTCGATGAGTGCGATCTCTTTTGTTCCACCCTCGAAGAAGAGCTGCAGAGATCCAATATCATTGGATGCAACTTTCGCCCTTTCTGTTTCGGTGATCGCAGATGCTCTGAGCGTCACACTGCCAGTAGCAGCGAACATACCCCGTGCATGAGTCTGCTTGTATAGAGATCCCTGGCCGAAGCCCTCGTCGCCGTCATGGTTGTTACTGATCTCAGCACTCACGTTCTTGGTGTACACATGCTCGATCCCTGAGACGATCGTCTTGCCGTTGGCAAACTTCATCGGGCTCACCTTGGCAAGCTCTACAGCAGAAGCTGTCTGTCCGCCTTCTCCTTCAGTGAAAATCGCGTTGAAGGTTACCGAGGCCCGGCCCTTAAGGTCAGCTGATACCGATACACCATCGAATACCCCGCCTTTACCCAGGTCGTTATCCCCGGATCCGTCGAACTGTACCGAGTAAGTCGGCAGCTCTTCGTTGCTCAGCACGGAAGCAAACTTATGCAGATATTTTCCACTGCCCGTCTCGCCGAAGAAGATCACCGCATAGCGGCCTTTCGCCTGGGTGGCAGCGATCTCAATCGGGGTGCTCACATCAAGGGAATCCTCCCCGAAGAGCTTCTCTGCCGAGTAGTCCGCATAACCGTTAAGCTGGGTAAGCAGACCCGCCAGGGTCCCTGAAAGCGTGAGCGTTCCACTGGTTCCGAAGTCAGTGTCAGAAGCCTCTGACCCGAGCTCACCAGTCTCAGACTGGATATCAGTACCTGAGATACTGATCTTCGCTGAAGCATCGGCTCCGGCATACTTGAGCAGGATCGCGCCGCCTACTTCCTGGGGGGATGCGATGTCCCCTCCAAGAGCCCCGGCAAATCCCATTCCAACAGCCCCGTCAGCCCTCAAGTAACATGGGATCTCGGCATTTACGTCGATAGAGTCAACGAACATGCCTCCCTTCGCATTCCGGCCGGTGATCACCTCGTCATCTGACTTGCTGGGCTGGCGCTGAAGCAGTGAAAGCCCCGTAATGGGAAACCGTTTTGTCCGGGCAACTGCGTCTCCCAGGGTACTTTCAGGTCCGCCGATCGTTACAGCAGTAAATTGTCTTTTGTACATTTGTTACCCCCTGTACATTTCTCTCATAACGTTGATCGCTATAAGTGCATATTTTTCATTCCCGGTTCCTCCGGGAAAATATTCGATATTTTCAACGCTCACGTGAGTCACCTGTCCGTCAAGCGTGTCATAATCCCATACACAATTAGTAAGAGCGTCGGCATACCTCATACACCGGCGGCTGACGATCTCACTGTCATATCCATCGACCACGATCAGGATATCAATGTGATACTCCCCACTGATAACGCCGTAACCCTCGGCATCGGGAGTGATCATGGCCGGATCAATGAGTATGTACGGCTTTGATCGCCCCCGCTTGGTATAATCCTGCCCGATCTCGATAGAAGCAAGCTCAGGAAGATCCTCGCCAGTCTCTGTGCTGATCTCGGCCAAGTACGTGCTCAGCTTGCTCTCGAAAAAAGCCTTCACAATGTCCAGCGTCGTCTCAGTCCATCTCATCTGTTATAGCTCCTTGGCCTTGACCGCACGATCAATCTCATGGTCTATGGCTCTCTCCATCCGCCCGGAGTTCACAAAAGCACGGAGGCTAGGGTAGAAGAATGGACGGGGTGATATATCCACGTACTTGGCGAACACCAGGGATCCGTCCTGACTGAAAAACCGCAGCACCCGGGCATCTTTAGGCGTGATGTGGGCCCCTTTATACTCATAAATCGAAGCCAGATTCGGGGCTTTCAGTCTGAAATAGGCGTTCCGTACCCTCCGATACTGGATCCCTTTCTCAAACTTTCCCGTTCTCCTGGAGAAGTTTGCCCTGAACCCTTTCTGGACCTCTTTCTTTGCTGCAAACGAGACGCTTGCAAGAACCTTGTTAAGCATCTCGGGGCTGTCCTTGGCAAGGGCGTTGAGTTTCTGCGCTACCTCTTCGGCAAACAGGACGCGGATCCCGTTAGATCTCCCACCGCGGATATTGGTCTTGGCCATCAGACTCCCACACTCCTATAACTCTCAAACACACGCTGTACAGACAACGGGAGCACGAGCTCATACCCTACATTTACCCCGTCCGGGGTCGTTTGGTTCTTTATGCCCATAGCCTCGTCATTGATACGCTTCAAATTCCAGGATATTGCCTCAATGCAAGCGAGCTTCACATCATCCGGGGTCGTGGAATCGGTCCAGCCCGCGGTATACACAACCTTGATGTTGCGATCACCCTTCGGGAACGTGCTGTCAGTCCGATACACGAGACCTTTCGACCCATCCAGTGTATATTCTGTGACCTCTGTATCATCTGCAGTAATCGAAGCTATCGATACCACCGGCCAGTGCGGAAGCACCAGGGTCTTATCCCCGTAACCGGAGAGGTAGACAGTACGTTCAGCCTGCTCGAGCTCCCGCCGAGTTATCACCTCCGCCTTTCTGGTGATCCACCCAATAAGCGTTTCAACCTGACTGTACTTGGTCTCAGGAATGTCGAGAAAACTCTGTATGAACGTCCAGCCTACCAGCATTTATCGCTCCTCTTTGTCCTTCTTGTCTGTCGCGGTACTTTCTTCCTTGCTCCCGGATTTGAGGATCTCCACATATCCGACTCTCTCCAAGCGCTTTGCCACATCTGAATCAAGAAGGGTCTCGTCCCCTTTGATATACGATCCGTGGGGACCGGCATGGGCGACATTTACTCGTACTTTAACCTGTTTCATATTCTCCTCCGGAAACCCCGGGGCGCTGTGCCCCAGGGTAAATTCCTATCGTGCTATTTCACCTTAGACAGCTGCCATGGTGAACTTCTTGATCGCTTCAGAGAGCATCACAGCACCATCGAGGCGCTCGAATACTCTGAATCCAACCTGGCCGTTTGCTGCATACAGCTCATTGAGTCTCTGGATAGACCTGGTTCCTCGTTCAGCAACGGTGTAGTAGGACAGATCTCCAAAGATCAACGGGGTTGCGGTTGCTGCGATATCGGGCATACCTGCGGTCTCCTCCACGGGATGTCCGAGCAGGTTGTCCGGCTGTCCTGCAGCAAGTGCAGGCTGCCAGAGGTATTCTCCGGTAGAGGCGTTCTTGAGCTTCCGGATTGCCTTGGATGTGCTGCTGTTGAGCAGGATCACGCCGCGTCTGCGGTACTGCTTTTTGAGCGAGTAGACAAAGTCTATCAGCTCATCTGCAGTGATCGCATCAGCTGCGGCAGCGGTCTTTCCAGCGGATCCGCCGGTAATCAGGCCACCGATCTCACCGGAGCCTGAACCCTGACAGAACTTGGTCTCCATGGCAGCCCCTGCGAGGTCAGCATAGTTCCGGGCCAGTTCTGCGAACAGGTCAAAACCACTGTCAGCAAGCAGCTCCTCAGACAGCTTGACCAGGTAGGTGAGCTTGTAAGCTCCCAGGGTCTTCTTGTCATAGGTCGGAGTGCTCTCGGTGAAAGCTCCAGCCTCATCGGTCCAGTAAACCTGGCCGCGGCTGTTTGAGATCGGGATGTCCCTGTCATGCTGCAGCTGCAGCACTCGGGCATAGTTCCGAACGACTGACACATCAGGCAGCGCCTGGATAATCTGGTTTGACAGATCCGTCGGTACCAGGTACCCGCCATTACCGGCAGTACCGATGCTCATGGCTCTGAGCTCCTCCGGACTGAGATCCGTTCCACGTCTGAGATATCCCAGATATGCGGACCGGTACTCATCGGACTCGAGAGTCAGATCCTTTCTCTGCTCCTCGTCTCCTTCGACAGGAGGTTTGATTCCTGAGCCGTCTCGTCTCTCGAGGTCTCCCTCAGCCGCGATCTGCTGCCGCATCCGCTTGATGTCCTCATTGAGACCATCCACATCCGCCATGATGGCGTCGTATTTACTGCGCTCCTCCGCAGAGAGATTCCTCTTCTCCTCGTCTGCCGCGTCCAGGACCTCCCGGCCTTTCTGGATCAGGGCAGCTCGTTTATCAAGCAATTTCTGCAATTTATTCATTCTTGCACCTCTTCTAATCGTATTTTTTCCCGCAGGATCTCAGTGGGGGTCTGTGTAATCTCCTCCGTCGAGGTAGCCTTATCTGGCGCCCCAGAATCAGGCTTGTTACGACAGATCACCTCTTTCGATCGTGCGTAGACTTCTGTAGTCGGGTAGGCCGGTTCTGTGACCGGCGAAAAGTCAGGAAGATCCTCGAACTCTTTGATCGTTCTGATCTCCAGGACTGATCCATCAGCTCCCTTCTCAACTGTCCAATCCTCGCCGCCTGGAGCAACACGAAAACCGAAGGACATCTGATCGACCAGCTTACTCTTGATCGCCTCGTATCCCTCACGGCCCCATACGGATCCGCTGACCTCGGCTCTCATCCATACCCCATTCTCATCTTCTCCAGCCTCGAGAGTCCCATTTTTGAACGAGGCCATTGGCTTGGATTTGTCATGGTTCCAGAACACCTGGGTGCTTTTCTTCTCCAGGGCTGCCGTTGCAGCACCTTGCTCGATCACCTCAGCGACCCCCGGAAATAGGACAGTCCGCTGTCCGTAAACGATCGGGTACCCGGTTATCTCGAGCTTATCTCCATCCGGGAGCTCCCTGATTTCGATGTTCTGTATTGATCGGTACCTTCTTTCCAGTTCTTTTTTCATACAATTACCCCTCTGAAACGATATCGCAGTCGCATCCGTCGTGATACGGCGGGTGTGACCGGTTTGAAGTCGGTACCAGAGGGTACTCTGCCCCTTCTGGCTTGAACTCTTCGCCTTTCCTTATGAACGGCTCCATTACTCCTACCACCGTCCCGTTTATAGCATTGCAATATGGACAACTCTGCCCGTTCGCGACTGATCTGATCTTCGTGATGCCCATCGACACGTAAGCCGATAGGGCAAAATAGTTCCTCATACGTGTCGTTTCGAGTTGCTCGATACGCTGAGGTTTTTTCTCCTGCCAACTCTCGGTTCTGGACCCTATAGCCTCGCGGTAGTCCGCATCCTGCTCGATCGCCTCTTTGATTGCCCCAACAAGCTCACCCCTGTCCTGGGAAACGAAACGCTTTGCAAAGGACGCGATGTACTCATCAATGCGCTGCGTGAAATCATCATTGGCAGCACCATCTTTCCCGAGTTCTTCAGCAAATATCGGATACAGGTCCTCGCTGGCCTTGCGGTAGATCGGGGTGAACGTATCCACAACGAAACTCTCCATCGAGCCAAACTCGGCAATTATCCACTCTTTGGCAGCGTACGCGTCTTTATTCTCGAGCTCTTCCGCTATCCATCTGAGTTCTTCCTCCACAACCTTCTCGGTAGCCGAACGCAGCTCACTGCGGTACTTGTCCGCTGCATATCTGCGATCTGCTACCGACCGGCTCTCCTGGACCCTCTTGTCCACCCGGGTCTCGTGCCCGGGCCTTGTGGATCTCGAGGGATCCCCGGCTGGATCCGGATCTGCTGGAGCCGCCCCAGGTAAATAATTGGCCTTGTTGGTCATGTTCAACGGCGCCAGGAATATCTGCCCCATGCCATCAGGCTGCGGGTTCATATCCTCCAGGGACCGTACTTCGTCGGCGTTCAGCCAGCCATTCTCGACCCCGATCTTGTATGCCTCATACCTGCTCTTGATGTCTCCGCGCAACAGGCCTTCGAGAGAAAACTTGATGTACTCGCCTGGTCCGAGGAGCTTCATGTTGAGCTCCTGCTCAAGGCGTACCGCGCGCGGCCGCCAGGTGTAAATCACTGCCTCGATCGACTGCTGCTCAATGTTACTGAATGTGGCCTTCTCCATATCACCAACCATGTGCGGCTGCATACCGAACCAGCGGGCGATCTCGGTGACCTGGAACTTCCTGGTCTCCAGGAACTGGGCGTCCTCGTTGGTCAGCCCGACCTTTTGATAGTCCATGCCTTCCTCAAGGATGATCAGGCCGTGGGACCGTTCGAGCCCTTTGTACTTCTGGTTCATGTCCTTACGCAGCCGCTGAAACGCCTCATCGCTGAGGCCTTTCGGATGCTTGAGAAAACCTCCCATGTTCGTGCCCTGGCCGAAGAACCTCGCCCCATACTCCTGGGCTGATATTCCAAGGCCGATTGACTCGCGTGCAAGAGAGATTACCGAGTAGCTGTCTATACCCGTACTTCCGAAGCCCCGAAAGTGAAGGATCTTACTCGCTGGGAAAGGGTAGTTTGTCGGGATGTAGATATACACCAGATTACCGGTAGCAGTACGCTCTATGCGGATCTTGTCGGGGTGTATTGGCCATAATTCGACGACCTGCCCTCGTCCATCTCGTACTATCTCGGCGAACGCCCGGCCACGGAGCTCCAGGTGACCCTGGATAACCTCGCGGAAAACGTTAGCCGGCATTTCCGGATTCGGCTGCAGTCCGAGGAGCCGCCCAACAGGATGCTCTATCTCCTCGCGCCCGACCGCGGTCTTTCGGTACACGTGGACGGGCAGCGTGGAGAGGGTTTCAGTGGATCTACGGACACAGGCGAAGACTGTCGACAGATTCAACGATGTCGCTGGCGTTACAAGCACACCCGAGTTACTCTGCGGACCCCTGATACTATCCCAGGCTCCGGGATCTGTAAGCTTTATCGGCTCACTCGTCATGCTTCGCAAGGAAGCTTTAATTTTACCAAGTATGCTCATACGGATCTCACTCCTCGTCGTTCATAAACTGACCCGCTCATACTTCCGTGAACGGCTCGGTCCAGAGACATGATGGTCGTGATCACTCCATCAATTCGTTTTCCGGTGCGGTTTCTGTCAGGTTTTACCGGTTTTATATTTCCGGCAGGATCAGTCTTTATCTCAACACAGCTAACCATCCAAGTGATAACCGGGTTGTCCCCGTGATTCAGCTCTTTTGCAAGGACCCTCTTCTCGAAATCCTTCGAAGGGGCACTGAGGGATCCGAAACCCTGACGGAACGGGACCATCTCCATCCCACGGTCTTCCAGGTTCTGGGTGATCTGGTTCGCGTTCCAGGGATCGTAGGCAATCTCCTGGATCCGGAACGAATCAGCATCCTGGATAACCTGCTGCTCAATGAACGCATAATCGATCACGTTCCCCGGTGTGGCTGTTACAAAACCTCGATCTCTCCAGAGAGTGTAGGGTACTTTATCCTTTCGCTGACGCTCGAGCAGGTTCTCCTCGGGAATAAAGAAGCGATACAGAAAATGGAACCGCGGATCCAGATCTGTCGGCGGGAAACAAAGTGTCCAGGAGGTGATATCGATACTGGTAGAGAGGTCGAGAGCCCCATAACAGACTCGCCCGGCGAGATCTTCCTTTCTCACGCGACCGCCGCAGGCTTTCCATGCCTCGTCACCAATCCATGCCGAGGTTGCCTGCGTCCAGATATTCATGTTCTTTGTTTTCACCGAGTTCTGTTTCTGAGGAGTAGCCAAGGCCTTTCGTACCTGGGACTCCAGATACTCCTGGGAAATAGAAACCCCGAGATTCGGATTTGACTTGATCCATACCTTCGGATCCACCCAGTCGTCTCCCTCATCGAGCGTGAAGATAATACCGAACACGTCCTCGGGCAGGGGATCGATAGTCCCGGTGAGGATCCCCTCAATCAATGTACGCTCCTCCTGGAAGCAGGGCGCGTTCTTGTCATACCCGGCGGTAGTAATGATCCAGATGATCGGCTGCTCTCTCGAGCCCATACCATCTTCGAGGACATTGAGCTGCTCCGAGCTCTTGTATGCGTGGTATTCGTCAACTAGGGCAAAGTGTGTGTTCTTGCCATCCTCGGTATCTGAGTCTTTTCCCAGGGGCCGGAGAACCGACTGGGTCCCCGGGATGGTTACCACTGAGTTCTGCTTGAACGTCCGGCATTTCTGGTGCAAGAATGGGTGACGGTGGATCTGCGCCTCCGCCTCACTCCAGGCAATTTTCGCCTGGTCTTTCTTCGTAGCTACGCAGTAGACCTCGGCCCCGTTCTCTCCGTCCATCAAAAAGCAGTAATTCGCTGATGTTGCTGACCAGGTGGTTTTGCCATTCTTTCGGCCCACTTCGATGTAGACCTTCGTGAACCGGCGGGTGTGCGTATCTGATCTTTTCCAGCCGAAGACAACCCAGTCAATAAACTGCTGCCAGGGCTCAAGGGTGATATTCAAGTGCTGCTTGGCCCAGCGCCCCTTCGTGTGCTTGAGCTGTTGGGAAAAGGTAATCTTCCGCTGTGCTGCCTTTGGGTCGAAGTAGTAGGGGAACTCACGGGAGTTCTGTCGCTCAAGATCCCGCACGTGACGCTCCACGGCAAGTCGTACGTATCGGCATACGATGACTCGACCCTTTAGGACGTCATCAATGTAGGCTTGGGCTGTAAACTCAGCCATGCGACTCCTCCCACATCTTCTCTATCTCGGACTTCTCCCCACGAGACTTGCCTGATATGTCGATCTTGTTACGTGCTGCCGGAGTGATCCCCAGCTGGACTGCATATTTGAGAAACTGCTCTTTGGCCTTGTGCATGGTTGTCAGCTCGAAGCCGGTCTGACTGTTGTGGAGGGCAAGGTACTCGGCGAGTTTACGTTTTCTCTTTTTCAGCTTTACCTTTTCCTCGCCGCAGCTCTCGCAGGCTTTCTGGTATCCGAGCACCTGGCCGCAGGAGGCGCAGATCCGATCAACCGTATGGTAGACAGCATCCCGGCTCTCACGGTAGGTGTTGTATGATTCACAGCAGAACTCGAGTGACTGCCAGTCTACCTCAGTCATGATCCCCGAGGACACGAGCTCATCGGCCAGCTCCTTCCAAAGCTTCTTGCCGTAACTGCCGACATGGCTGGGACAGGACCGCACTGACGAAGACACCTCGGGCTCCGGCTCCTGACCGACTTCTTGGTCCTGCCTGAAGGTTCCCTGGGCGATCTTTACGACTTTCGGTTTTCTCGGCCTACCTGCCATAACCCTTTATCTCCATTTTAGCGCCATATAACAAAACCTCTGGTGGCGGTATAGACCGCACACCCTCCAGCGATTTTGCTACCCCCTCCCCCTGCTGCCGGTGAACCGGCCTTTATGATCCCGCTTGGTATCCTCTCTGGCTGTCTTACGGTTATGCTCTGCAATCAGTCGCGGCACCAGCTGGTACCTGGTATGGTCAGGCTCCACCTCTGGGTTGTAGGGAGGGTTGTGGTCCACTGCATACAAGGACCACTGCTCCTTCGGTATCCCGAACTCCTTCAACACTCTCACCCGGATCTTCTGCCAGGTATAATCATATCCCCGCTGCACGGGTGTAGGGCGAGGGTGGGGGGTAGTCTGCTTTTTACTCGCACAAGCGCTGCAAAGCGTCCCAGTACCAGTGAATGTCTGTCTGCAGCTCCTGCATATAGAGTGCTTTGACCTTCTCGGCATCCTTCCACCTCGGATACACTATAACAAATAAAATTCTTAAATCGACGAGTTTGCACTAAATGTAGTGGTGAGATCAAAAATAATCTAAATAAATACACTACAGTTGTGAAATACGAGCTTTCACGGCCTCGATAAGATCATCCTGGGTCACGGCTTTCCTCTTCAGGGCTGACATCACGCGCTCGTCCACGGTTCCCTGACAGACAAGGTGGTGGATGATCACCGCATGCTCCTGGCCTTGACGGTAGAGCCTGGCATTGGCCTGCTGATAGAGCTCAAGGCTCCAGGTCAATCCGAACCACACGATGGTCGATCCTCCTGACTGCAGATTCAGCCCATGTCCGGCGGAGGCGGGGTGTGCCAGGAGTAACGGGATCCTGTTTGCATTCCAATCTTTTACATCGTTATCACCGTAAAGCGGTATGGCGTGGGGGAACGCCTCCCGAAGTCGATGCAAGTCGTGTTTGTACCAGTAGAACACAAGAATTGGCTTACCCTGGCTTTCCTCGATAAGCTCACCGAGAGCCTCGATCTTCGCATCATGGACGTGCTGTACCCGATGGTCCTCATCATAGATCGCCCCGTTGGCAAGCTGCATAAGTTTGTTAGACAAAACCGCTGCAGTGTCTGCTACCACATCACTGTCTGCAAAGGGCAGCAGGAGATCCTTCTCAAGCCTCTTGTACTGCTTGGCAGCCTTATCATCCATAGATACAGGAACCTCATTGACGATCAGATCCGGCATGTCCAGATAATCCTCGCTCTTCATCGACACGCACAGATCCTCGAGGGCCTCGTAGATCTTATCCTCTGCCCAGTCCTTGGGGATCCACTCATACACGATATGGCCGTTACGCCTGCCAGGGAGAAAGAACCTGTCACGATAGGCGCTCACTGTCTTGCCGAGTCTCTGGCCTCGATCAAGTAGGTACATCTGGGGCCACAGGTCGATCAGCCCGTTTGATGACGGAGTGCCGGTCAGCCCAACGATACGCTTGACCAAGGGCCGGACCTTCCGCAGGTCCCGGAACCGCTTGGCCTTGGTTGACTTGAAGGATGAAAGCTCATCGATGATCACCATGTCAAAAGGCCATTGCTTCTGATAATGATCCACCAGCCAGCTCACGTTCTCCCGGTTGATGATATATACATCCGCCTGGCGGGAGAGTGCGGACAATCTGTCCTGTTTGGATCCCAAGACCTTCGAGATCCTCAAGTCCAGGTGGTCCCACTTCTCAGCCTCGTCCGGCCACGTGAGGCGGGCCGGTCGCAAGGGTGCTATCACCAGGACACGCTGTATGGAAAAATAGTCGAACATCAATTCCTGGATCGCAGTCAGGGAAATGATGGTCTTACCTAAACCCATATCAAGTATCAGGCCAAGTGCCTGTTGATCGATAACTCTCCTGATAGCGTATTCCTGATATTTATGCGGTGAAAACTTCATTTATGAACTCCTGTATGTCTTGTATGTTATCAATTACGTACACGGTATGGCCTAGCTCTTGGAGCTCCCGGCGACGCTTCTCCTGGAGCGCGCGCAGCCGCTTACCCGGCGCCTTGGTCTCGGCCCATACACATCTACCATCCGGCAACAGGACGAGACGGTCCGGCATACCTGCCATGTGGTCCGGCCGGAATTTCAAGGCCTTACCACCGGCTCGTTTCACTTCAATCCTCAGTCTCTGTTCGACCCTTGATTCCTGCATCAATTTCTCCCACTGTGTCGGGTGTGCCCCTGTGTCCATAGGTTAAAACTTTTACACGCGTATAGGCGTATATCACGCATATATACGTTTATTACGTTATTATTACTATATAACTTAGAATATGGTTACATTGGACACACTTAGCATATAATACCTTCTATAAAAACACTTTATGGCGTGTCCATACCCTGTGACCATATCACTTTTTATGGACACATATGGACACACTTGAACTGATTTGCTGTGTCCATATAACCGGAGTATGGACACACTTGAGAGGGGGTATGGACACACCTCAAAAGGTCCTCGTAAAGGCCTTCTGTGGACCATATAGTTTACCGAATCTCAGCTTACCTCTAGAGCTCCCTTCATGCTCCGCCCATCCGTGAATATGGCGTAATATCTCGTTGATTTCCCTGGTATCGTACGGTTTAATCCACCGCTGATCTTTCTCGAAGAGCTCGACGAGGATCTCCATGGCGCAGACCTTCTCACGCCTGGTTGTACCCTCTTCAGCAGTCCCGAAGTCGGTGCCGTGGATATAGCGCCGGCGTGCCTCGATGTTGAGCTCATCCCAGTTTGACGGAAGCCGCATGTCCAGGAATTCAATGATCTGCCCAATTTTTGGGTTATCCTCCATGTGACGCTCCTGCGCCTGTGCTGCAGCTGCTTCCATCGTCCCGGAGAGGTACAACGGCTCACCTGCCTTCCAGATTTCCACAGCCTCAGCCCATATCTGATTGACCGTCTCCTGGTCTACCGCGAATAGGTTCTCAGGCGCCCTGCCCATACCGACGGTCACCGGCCAAAACCGTCTATTGCCTGTTCGGTCCTTCAGGAACTCGGCATCGTTGGTGGTCCCTATGAATATGCACTGCCTGGGAAAGCGCGTGACGTGTTTTCCATACGCTACACGGAACATGTCCTCACTCTTACTGATAAAGTGCTTGGTAGCCTCCGTCTCGCTCTTTCTAGTGGCTGTGAGCTCTGCAACCTCGAGGATCCACGCCCCCTGGAGCTGCTCATAGGCTTCCTTACCGTTGAAGGTATTTACAGAATCGCTGTACCATCCCTGGGCCAGCAGTTTCACGAAATAGCTTTTCCCCACGCCCTGGCGTCCATACATGGTTAGCATATAGTCCCACTTCACCCCGGGCTTCATCACACGGGCCACAGCAGCGGCTAATGTCTTCCTGGTGACAGTCCTCACATAGGGACTGTCCTCGGCTGCCAGATAGTCAATGAGCAGCGTCTCTACCCTCGGGACCCCGTCCCACTCGAGGCTCTCCAGGTATTCCCTGACCGGGTGATACTTGCGTCTCTGGGAGACGACTGTGAGCGCGTCTGCGATCTTCTGCTGCTGTTTGATCCCATAGCCCTGTTCCAGGTACAGCCTCAGCCCTGCATCGTCTGAGTCGTGCCATCGGTCCCCGTTCTCCCCGATCACGGTATGCCAGGGCAGGTCTTCGGTGATCGTGATCGCATGGCTGAACTCGTTGAAGGCGATCTTCCCGGCAAGCCGGGGGTCGTGATCGAGGATCAGCCGGGCGTTGGAGATCGTCTGCAGGCAGACCCCGTTCTTGTCGAGCTTGAGCTTTTTCATCCATTCATCATCGTCCGTGATCACCGGCTCGGCAAAGTCTTCCTTCGCGCTCTCGCGCTGCTCCTCGAGGAGCATGGACTTCACCCTCCGGTCCTCCATAGCCAGATCACTCATGCTCCTGTAACTCGGCAGCCGCGTGACCGGGGATGATCCGGCGTCGATGTCCTGGTCAGCGAACAGGTGCAATCGAACCAGGTCGAAGGCATTGCACAACTGGCCGCCTGCGGGGTCGCTCTCATGGTGGGAGTAGCTGAACTTATCCTCGTAAGTTACGACCCCGCCGAAGGTGGATCCCTTCGCGTAGGTATAGCGTCCGGGGTACTGGGCTTCGGTGTAGGCATCAGGCAGGAACTCCTCGATGGCTTCACTGATCGTGTAAGCCCTGCAGAAGGCTCCTACCAGACCCGGCTTCTCAGTTGGTTCTCCGGCCTTCTTGAGCTCGCGCTCTCGCTTGACCGTTTCCCTGGATGACCTGGGCCAGTGAAAGGGATCTCTCCAGTCCAGTCCTTCCTCCTCATACCGCTCGAGGATCTCTCCAGGGTGCAGGAGTTCTCCCTCCTGCACCTCGAAGGTATAAGGGGCATCGCTGCTGGTAGACGGCCAGTACATGAGACGGTGGGCCTCGTAAGTGGTATCGTCGAAGAAGTCGATGCCCAGGTCCGAGGCGATCTTCCGGGCAATCGGCTCGTACTGTTCGGCCTTGATGGGTTCGGCCAGGGGAATGACCAGGCGAAGGCGCGGGGAGCTGCGCGTGTGTTTATGCGTCGAGTACATGCACACGGCGTGATCGAACATGACCGTGACCCCGGACCAGAGATCTCCCTTTACATGGTCTGCATCGAGGGTGATCAGGCTCCGCCAGGCAACCTCTCCCTTGCGCCGGCGCCCGCCCTTGAGCGTTCCGCCGACAAAACCCCCGACGTCCTTGATCTCGTCCTGCTGACTCTTGGACAGGGCAAGGTACTCTGCCTGGCTCTCCGGGGTGCGGGTAGTCTGTGAGAGCTTCTCGACGAGCTGTGACCAGCTCATACTCCTTGACTTCCAGGTTGTTGACTTCCGGCTCGTGCCGGTGGATATAGTGATCTGCTTTGATGCAGTGCGCGTTTGTGCTTTCATAGATTAACCTTGAATATCGTCGCTCGATGGCCCTCTGCTTTCTTGATCTCGAGCAGGCCTTTGTCCCGGAGCTCCCGGACCGCGAGGCGCAGCTGGCCGTAGACCATACCAACGTCCTCGCCGATCTCTTTATAGGTGAGCTCAACGGGCTGGAAATATTGCTCCATGTACACGAGATACAGCAGGAGGATCTTACTATAGGAGCGCAGGCCTGATGCTTTGAGCCAGGCCTTGGTGAGACTCTTGTTCAGATCAGGTAAGCTATTGCTCATTCATCGACCCTGTGTAGAGAGGAAGAAGGTTATATAAAATCCCGCCGGGCCACCGCCTTGGTGAGACTCTGGGAAAACATACTCAGACTTGAACAGCTTAAAGTCACATTGAGCAGCAAGATCGATGAGTTGTCCTAACGTCATATTTCCGTAGTAGGGCTCCTTGGCCTCGATTATCCCCCGTAAACCCTTTTCAAGCTCTTCATGTACAATCTTTGCAATTTTTCCCCCTGAAAGCTGAGTTTGAGCAGAATGTATGCTTTTTTGCTCTATTTCTTCAATTTTTTGCTGTCTTCCCGGTTTTTCTGGATTTACCTCACCTGTGCATCCTTGAGGAGGTGTCACACTTTCCGCATGATCATCTTTAGGTTGATAACCATCATAACGGGCAGCTTTCTCTGGTTTCGGTATAGCCCCCTTTTTTCTGAGCTCTGAGATTTTCACTGATACCGACGCCGGGCTTCGGCCAATCACCGCGCCGATCTGCTTTGCTGTCTTTCCCAGGTCACGCATTTTCTTGATCGTCTCAATATCTTTATCTGTATAGTTCTTCGTATTCATATGGTCACTCCTCCATCCACATGCCTGGCAGTGCCAGACCTTATGTCCGTCGATATACGTGAATGACGCCCGGCATTCAGGACACGGCCGCAGCGTCTTCACCCATCCCTCCGGAGCAGGGCTTTCCCGAATGCTTGGAGGCTTTATATACCCTTTCGTTACTCCGCCCAGCCTCTGCTCATTCATGACTGGTCCCCCATCATCCGATCGCACGCGAGTACGACCATGTGTGCAAAATTTGCAATGTCAGCCGCTTCTCGCCGGATCTCCGGTACATATCCTCGATGCTTGGCGATGATTAGTTCATCAACTTCCTCATTGAGACGGTTGATCGCGTATTTCATGTTGATGTTATCCCAGCCTTCCTTGTGCTCATTTTCTTTCAACTTTTCCAGCTGGGCTTTGTTCCCGGCTTCTAAAAGCGCCCTATAGTCTCTCATACTGCTGTGCCTCCTTTTCCCTGTAGAACATACATACGACCCCTGATCAGACTGATCTCGTTATCTGAGAGCAGTCTGACCTTTCGGCCGTTCTTAATCGTCTCCTTACCTAGGTGGTTACGCATTACGAATACCCGCAGGGTAGGGTATTTCACGCCCAGGTGTTTCGCCGTTTGTCGTATCGATGATGTCTCCATCTATTAATCCTTTTTGTAAAAATCGGTCTCGAATCCGTCACCCTTGAGCGGCAGCCCCGGAGCCCAGTCGATCGGCTCTCCCAGGATCCTGTTCACTTCATCAAGTGCACCAGCGCGACCCTCAATGACGACCTCATCATGTATGTGCATGACGATCTCATATCCAATATGATCCAGCCGCATCATGGCCTCCGCGAGGCAGTCACGCGCGATCGCCTGGACCACGTTCTCGGTAAGCTTCCCGCCATAGGTCTCGATCTCTCCGTAGCCCCCGACGTGTACGCCATGATAGACTATCCCTGAGCGTCCAAACTTATTCGCGGCGATCCGCGCCTGGGGATAGACCAGGATACGCTTCGAGGGCAGCTTAATCAGGAGGTTACCGTGACGATAGATCAGGCGCAGGCCATGAGTATCGATTGACTTTGCCTTATCTCCACGATCGATAGCCCGTAGCGCCGCTTCCTCGAGGTCAGACCACAGCTGCACGATCTTCGGGTTCGCCTCTCTCCAGGTGCTCACGATCGTCTTCATCTCATCCTCAGAGAGTCCCATCCTCTCACCACCCATCTGCTTGAGCGCGCCAACGGATCCTTGATATCCAAGAGCCAATTCCGCGACCTTACCTTTCGCACGCAGCGGACTGTCCTTGGTGATCTTCTCGATAGGCACGCCGAACATGGCTGACGCCGATGCCTCGTAGATTTTCCCATGAGAGCCGAACACGTCTAGCCGCCACTGTTCTCCGGCCAGCCAGGCGATCACACGCGCCTCGATCGCGGAAAAGTCAGAGATGATCAGCTTCTTCCCTTCTGTCGCTGTGAAGGCCGTCCTGATGAGCTGAGAGAGGATGACAGGGGTCGAGGAGTAGAGCATCTGCAGGGTATCGAACTCTCCGGATCTCACCAGGTCCCGTGCGAGCTCAAGGTCAGCGATCTTGTTCTGTGGGAGGTTCTGCACCTGTACCAGGCGCCCGGCCCATCTGCCGGTCTTACTCGCTCCGTAGAACATGAGCAGACCCCGCACGCGCTCATCCTCCGCACTGACAGACCTCTTCATGGCCTCGTACTTGCTCGTGGAGGTCTTGCCGAGTTCCTTGCGGATGGAGAGCACCTCCAGGACCTCAGAATCCTCTGTATCCTTCATCAGGGCGGGGACTGTGTCCTTTGACAGGGTGTTCACCTGCTCCCCGGTTCGGTCTCTCAGCCAGGCCTTAAGCTGCGGCAAGCTGTTGGGGTTCTCACATCCGGTGATCCCCTGCATCCTGGTCTTCAGTTCCTGGGTATATTTACGGTTGAGTTCCAGGGCGTTATCCACCAGCTGCATGTCGAGTTTACATCCTCGGTCGTTGATCCGCTGATCAACAAACCACAATGACCACTCGTGCTCCGGGACCGGTAGATGCTCGAGGGACTTGGACAGCGCGCGCTCAACCTCAACATCCTGGATACAGTAATCTTTGAACTGTTGCCACTTCTCCGGATCATGCTCTGGTAGGTTGCGCGTTCTCCCGCCGTTCTTCTTGGTAGGTTTGCAGGGCTTTGAGAAGTATTGGATCAGCCGTTTTCCTGCTGCATCTTTTTTCTGCTGTAACCCCATAGCCTTCGCAGCTCCGTCAAGGTATCCGGGCAGCCCCGCATATCGAGCTTTCACTGCAGAGCATCTCCAGTGTTTGGGGCTGATGTACATCTGGTGTGAGCCGTTCGATTCTTTACAATACCCGCTGAAATGATGGGACAGACACACCCGCTCGAAGTTCGCGTTGAAAGCTGAGCAGATGACATCCGGGTTATCACCGGTGATGTCCGTGAGCAGGGAGAAGGGTATGTTTAGTTTGTCTTCTGGATCCGTCATGTCGATTACCGTGACCGGTTCATCATCATAGGCATAGGCGAGTAAGAGGATCTGGAAGTCCGGTGCTTCCGCATATCGGTAAACCCCGACTTTCGTAAGATCCTCAGAGCTGTACGTCTCAATATCGATTGCTAAAGTCCGCATCTTTTCTCCTGGAGTGGCCAACCGGACAATCTGTCCGGTCAGCCTAGAAAGCTATGAGAGGAAACTCTCTTCCTCTTCATCCTCATCATCTTCCCATTCGTCGAAGTCATCTTCAGCTCGTGAGCGTCCCCCAAGGTAGTCGTCGTCCTTGACCTTCTGGACGTTGTTCAAGCCGGCCCCGATACCCTTGTTACCGTTTGTGTTGAACGCGTAGAAGTTCAAACTCACGCGGCCCCAGCATCCGCTGTACACTTCTTCACTGGAAAGCACTTCGTTGAGGTTCTTATCCACAACCCCTGGTTTTGCCTTGCTGGTAGCATTGAGGAAATACATCCCCTCATACTCTTCCTGATCTGGGCGTTCTTCGTCGCCGTCTCTCAGCGGGGTCTTGATGTTGGTCGGTACATTGCCTTTCTTGTCCGCGAGTTTGGTCTTTCCCGCTTCGATTGCCGCATCGACTGCGTTCTTGATCTTTTTGAGTGTCTTCTTGTCGTTCTTGGGAATCAGGACCGCCATAGAGTATTTAGGCTCGGAGCCGTCTATACTCTTGGGCTCAAACAGATGCGCGTAACTGAATCGTACGAGATCCGTTACCACTTTGGTTGTCTTTGCTTGGTTTTCTTTAGCCATGTGCTTCTCCTTCAATATAATTCTCGAATACATATTTCTCGTGGGACTCAGTCCAGGTATACTGGTAGTCCTCTAGTTCTCGCCTGGCTGCTGATATCAGCCCGGTGCCGAATTCCATTGCTGTAAGTACAGCACAATGAATGATGATCTTCTCATCTTCACTCATGGATTACTCCTTGAAATCGTTTCGTGCGCTATCGACTGACGATATCTCCGGTCGTTTGTCCTGTTCCGGGACGAGTGTTGGTTTTCCTGGCGGTTTGATGATGTAAGGCCCGAGCAGCTCTTCCATTTTCTTTTTGCCCAGGAGCTTCCCGAAGGCTGTGAGTCCTGCGAGCTTCATAGTGTAGATATCCTCATCGCTGAAGCCCTCGTCGCGCAAAGCGCCTACCACAGAAGCCTCATCCGCGATCTTACGGACGCTTCTACCTTCTACGAGTTTCCATCCCGGGAACTGCACCCCGTGCTTCTCTGCCTGGTCCAGGGCATAGGACTGTATATCCTTGACCCAGGACTGCAATGCTTCTGCCTGCTGGAGGATCCCCGCGATCTCATCGATCGAAAGCTCTGGTGGAGCTGCGAACTCATACTGCGCAAGCTCCAGGTTCTTCTCAGCCCGAGCTCTGCAGGTAAAGCGTGCGGCGCACCATCTGCAGTGATCTCCTGGGACAAATTCCCCCTCTCCTGCGTCGGCTTTCTGCGCCAGCGGCTTTACGGTATTCTCTGCCCACCTCAACAGCTCTGAGACGCTTTCGATGTCGATTGATACACTATCAAGGCGGGGCTGAAATATGGTCATTTGGACATCTGTGAGGTCGTAGAGCATCCCGTATGTATGGACAGCTCCGAGCGCGTATAACCTCATTTGGGGATTCCTATCCGCTGATACCGGGATGCCTTTTCCATATTTGAGGTCGATCACATCGATTTGCTGATCAGCAATGATCAACGCATCTCCGGTTCCGAATCCCCCAGGGACCCAGGGAGAGAAGTCAAGCCTCTGTTCGACGAGGAGAACCGCATCCCCTGAGTCAGAGAAGCTCGTTGCCTCGTTGTACGCTTCGATGATGTGGTTCACATAAAGATCGGTTGCTTCTTCCATTTCATTGCAGTAATATGAAGACAGTCGGGCTTCCTTGAGCCTGTTTTTGAGTTTGCGGCTCTTGGGTTCAAGGAATAACCTCAGCTTTATTTCGGCCAGTTCGTGAGCAGCGGTCCCTTCTTCTGCAAACGTACTGGTCTCTTCTTCAGCTCCCAGCTCTTCAGCCAGTTGCTGAAGCTCAGCCTCGAGGGCTGCGGATGGAGTACAGGCCATCCACCTGCTTGCGCCTGATGCGCTTAACTTTGCATGTACTCCCGGCATCACAGCTCCTTTGCTTTCGCGATCAGATCCTCATAGACTGATTCATCCAGGTCCGTGAGCTTATCTCCACCGAACTCAGTGATCAGGGCTTTGACCTGGTCCTGCTTTCCACTTCGGCTGATCTCTGCCAGTTGTGCTCGTACATCCACGAGATTCAGTGAACTCTTCTCTTTCTTCGGTTTTGCCTTCTCCTTCTTCTCTGGCTTTGCCTCTTCTACTGGCTCCACGACCGTCTGGCCGAGCTTCTCGACGACACGATCGGCGATCGCGTCAATGAACTGATCAAGTAATGTTGCTGCTGTCATCTATACACTCTCCTTCACGACCATCTTGCTCACTGGCATAATGACCGCGGTAAATCCAAATTCGTCCAGGAATACCACCGGACGTCCTTCTCCAATAGTCATGACCTTATACGTTCCATTGCACAGATCCTGGAGCGCCTTCCAACTGATGGGCTCTGGAAGGCTGTGGTGTAGGGCTGCTCCCTGAAGCGGGAGGGTCTTTTTCAGAAGGTCAAACTCTTCCATATACTCATTCGCGTTTACCTTGACATAGCTGACCTTGTGAGCTCGCCATTCTTTCTTGTCCGGTAACACGCGGCGCCAGTTAGGGAATGGCTCCCCGTCTCGAATGATAAGGATCCCGTCTTTGGTCATCGTTGCTCGAGCAGTTTCTCCGTTTATCCATCCCAGGTTCTCTTTTTTCAGGTCATCCGGAATCTGTACGGCTGCATCGAGATCAAGAATGTGCATCCGTGTGCCATCAGTTGATACCATGAACCCTTCTGGGTCCAGAAACATCTGTGATAGACTGTGTCTGGTCTTATCCTTGCTGCATGCCCGCTGTACCTTATCAATGTACTCGTAGGCAAACCCCTTCTTAGGTAGCTGAATAATCTTTTCCATGTTCTCCTTCCTCTCTTTGGTTCATCAGGATCCGCGCTCTTTTTTGGAGTCGCATGATCGCAGGCATGTCATCTGGATCCGTTTCAGTAAGATCCCTCATGACCGCTCTCTCCAGGATCCGCCCAGTGTCCTCGTCGCCTTGTCCTGCGAACGATACGAACAACAGGGCTAAAACCCCGAGCAGCGTTCCAACGAATATTGCTGCAGCTATACTAGCCATTTGACACCTCCCCGAAGTCCAGCTCCAGCTGTTTCTCGTTTGCTTTTAACTGCTCATGCAGATCGAACCAATATGAGAAGCCTTCAGATGAAGAACCCCACATGAAGGCCTTCTTGAGTGCAGCTGCTGCATCCCTGATCTTGAGGGCGGTGAAGTCTGTAATGTTGTTGGCGAGCTTCCATATCAAGAAATGCCATTCGCCCTCATCGCGTGCGATCTCCCTGAGCCCTTTGCCCAGTGAGCTATTTTCGATTCTTGTAAGACTATCCATAGAATCCTCCTTCCTGGATGAAGTCGGAGCAGTTTAGACTCATACTCCAGGAGCTGCAGTTTTATAACAGTAAAATTAGATCCCCGATCAACGATCGGTATGGTCAGGGAGAAGGACTTGAACCTCCGCCAGTTAAGGCGTCCGTTACCCGACCCGGTCCCGGCCGAAACACGGTGACCGTAGCAGCTGACTTGTATCCCGGATGCCGCATAACTCCGGTGGCTGTCGTTTCCACAGCCAGCTAATCACCTGTAATGGTGATATGAGAGCAGCAGGAGTCGAACCTGCGAGGAGGAGTCGGGAGTCGAACCCGCCTGAATCCACCTTTTCATGGAACACCCCCTCTGGACCGCCATGCCCCCAAGTGCCGGGCTTTCACCGGCTGCCAGCATGACGCTGTCTGCAGCAGGGAAGGAGGTTAAACCTGCTGCTTCTTATCGGAGGAAGTATAGCCATGTCCCAACCTGACGCCTGCCTGGTCGAGTGTGTCCTTGCTTTGTGATAGAGCCC